AGCCAATCGAATATGTCCACCAAAAGACATGAACCATTGGAGACACTGGAATAAAGATCTGTTGAGTATGACTAACACTGCAAGTGATTTTAAAACTCACGTGCTCAATAGAGCGTTTGATGATTTTAAGTTTAAAATATTATCCTTTTTAGATAGTCGTCCTCAACTCAAGAGCATTATCCATCCGTTAGATAACAACACTATATTGAATGGTCATGATGGTGTTTATGGTATTGATGCTATCAAGTTTTCTACTTCTGCAGGTGCTCCTCTTAACAAGGCAAAATCGAATTATTTGCTCACAGATGAGAGTGGAGAACCCTTAGAACCGCGTCAGGTTCAACCCATGATATGGGAAGAAGTGGCGCGAATGGAAGATTGCTTGCTGAAAGGAGAGAGGTGTTATGCCGTGCATAGAGCTAATCTCAAGGACGAAATTATCAAATTGTCCAAGGATAAAATCAGAGTTTTCGCCGGAGGAGAGTTTGCATTTCTAATACTTGTTCGAAAATATTTCTTGTCCATATTCAGCTTGATCATGAAGAATTCTTTCGTGTTCGAGTGTGCAGTGGGTTTAAATGCTCATGGTACCGACTGGCATAAATTAGTTGAACATGTTTCTCAGTTTGGAAAATCACGTATGATTGCTGGTGATTACAAGTCCTTTGATTCCAATATGTCATCCACTATGACAATGAAAGCCATGGAACTGTTAATACAAATAGCAGTTTGGGCTGGTTATAGTGAGGAACAAATTACAGTCATGAGAGGTATCGCCACTGAGATCTGTTATCCGTTGTATGAATACAATGGTACATACATGATCATTAACGGTTCAAACCCTTCTGGGCATCCTGGTACGGTTTTTGTCAATAATATTGCAAACTCCTTATACCTTAGGTACGCCTATTATGATCTGTCACCAGTGCCTTTTCCTCCTCCCTTCCATCATTGCGTTTCCCCCTCCAATTATGGAGATGACAATTGGATGTCTGTAGCCGAAGAATGCACCTGGTTCAATCACACAGCTATAGCAAAGAGTTTGTCAACTGTGGGTGTTACCTACACCATGGCAGATAAGACTGCTGAGTCAGTGCCTTATTTGGAATTAGAACAAGTGTCATTCCTCAAGAGAACACCTCGTTTCGATAATGACCTTAACCAATGGGTTGCACCCATTGAGGAAAATTCCATTCTCAAATCTATTCAGTGTAAAGTTAAGTCTGATACACTGTCCAATGAAGAGCATGGAGCAGAAATCCTTATCAATGGTATGGACGAATGGTTTTACCACGGCAGATCCAAATTTGAGGAGATGCTTTCTAAATATAAATTGTTGTCTTCAGCCTGTAATTTAGATATGTTGACCGCTAGTATGTTAGTATCTTATGATGATAGATTAGTCGCTTATAGAGAAAAACACATAGAGTAGTTTGTAAATTATTTATTTATATATATATTTATATTGTACATATTTAATTAGTTAGTTAGTTAGTCTTGTTGAGCCCCGTTAAGGGGCGTACGAGGTGGTGCTCGTTAAAACATCAAGTGCGGACCTATTCGCACTCAAAGTTGAAAATAGGTAGTGGTGTGTGATGGGACACGAACAATTGATCACAAGTTCGTAGTACTCCTGCCCACTAAAATAGGACGCCCCGTCGTCCTCCCCTATTTAGGGGAGTGTAGTTGCACATAGATCAAAAACCAAGGTGAGACTAAGTCAACTCCCTATGGTCATAGCGACTTACTGAACAAAATTCCTATTTGATGGGTTCTGAAGGTCCCATTCAACAACAAAAACTTCAAACTGCTGCTTACATGTCTAGTGGAGAACACTGGTCATCTGAGTGGCAAACTGATAGAGATAGTACATATAACTATGGAGGTCAGAATGATTCTAGTTTAGAGCACTTTTTATCTCGTCCAGTCAAAATTCATGAGACTACTTGGACCGTAGGTGGTTCATTGGGCTTTGAAATCAATCCCTGGACTCTCTTTTTCGACAATCCGGCTGTACTTAAGCGTATTGCCAATTTCGAATTATTGAGATGTGATTTAAGAGTCAAAATTTTAGTGAATGGTACACCTTTTCACTATGGTTTGGCTTTAGCCTCCTATTTACCTTTAGCGGTCCACGATCAATTTCACGTTGATACGGTCGGGACAACATTGGATATGGTGGCAAAATCACAGAGATTGAAAATATTTCTCAACCCTACTAAATCACAGGGAGGAGATTTGTTGCTTCCGTATTTCTACCCTACTAATTGGATGTCAATCTCTCAGAGAATCTTCGACGATATGGGAACTATAAACATTAAGAGTTTCGTTCCCCTTAAGCACGCAAATGGTGGTACAACATCTGTTAATATCACTGTTTTAGCCTGGGCGGAAAACGTTGAAATGTGTATCCCTACTACTTTTGTAGCCCAGTCAGGCGAATATGGACAGGGTATCATTTCCAAACCGGCTTCTGCTTTGGCTAGTGTTGCTGATGCTGTCCCAGAGGACAGCCCTATAGCTCCATTTGCAAAAGCTACATCTATGGTATCAACTTCAGTTGGTAAAGTAGCTCGTTTATTTGGTTTTTCTAGACCTCCTATCTTAGATACTGTAAAATTATATAGACCTAGATTATTCGGTAGTTTAGCAAATGTAGATAGTGATGAAGCTGTGCATAAATTAACTTTAGATTCCAAACAAGAACTTAGTATTGATCCTCGTACCGTGGGCCTTAGCGACCATGATGAACTGGATATAAAATCCATCGCCACGAGGGAAAGTTATTTGACTACAGTACCTTGGGTTGTTAGTGCTGTTTCGGGCACTCAACTTTTTGCAACGAGGATTACACCTATGATGTATCGAAAGAATGGTATAGCTTTGTATCAAACTCCCAGTTGTTGGGTTACTGCTCCATTTAAATTTTGGAGAGGTTCTTATAAAATCCGTTTTCATATTATAGCTTCTGCATATCATAAGGGTAGATTGTTAGTTTCCTATGATCCCAATGCAATCCTTGCTGGCGTCGACGAGTTCAATACAGCGTATACTCGTATTCTGGATCTGTCAGAGGATAATAGTTTTACCATTATAGTCCCATGGACTCAACCAGCAGCATTTCGTAGAGTGATAGCTCCCCAGGATCACCCTAGACAATGGGAGGAAGGTAATCTCATTGTTGTAGATAGGGCTAATAATAATGGTGTGTTGAGACTCACTGTACTTAATGATCTTGTAACGCCTGAATCTGTGACGAACAATGATATAAACATCAACGTTTACACTAGTATGTGTGATGATTTTGAAGTGGCTGCACCTTCGGGACATGCCCTTTCCAATCTTACATATTTCGAACCACAGAGCGGTATATTTCGTCCTCAAAGTGGCGAAGTTGAAGCGAAAGATCAGGAAGTTGCTCCTATCGGTGATGGTAAACATGATCAGGATGATAATACGTTTCTTGTGTTCTTTGGTGAGCGAATCCTTTCTATTAGGTCACTGTTAAAGCGTTACTGCTTACATAGTGGTCATGCATCTAAAGCGGTAGCGTTAAAAGATTTGCGCACTATAACTATTAATAGAAATTCGTTCCCTAACTACAAAGGACACGATCCCACTGGTATTGATGATATTGTAGGTCCAGCTAAATATAATTTCTCCAATAACACCTATCTCAATTACTTTACTCCTGCATTTGTTGGGAGGCGAGGTAGCATTAGATATAAACACACGTATGATAGTGTTTTATCACATGTTATGGGCAGATTATCTGTTTCTCGTGCTCCGGATGTTTCCACCTACTCCACAGTGGAATTTGCGTTGAGTACGGAACTTGGTTCGATCTCTGAGAATCATCGCGACCTCACATTTCCATCTAAGGGTTATGCTGGTGTCGCTCTCTCATCTAATCACGTAGTGGGTTGTTTGGAGACAGATATACCATATTATGCACCTGTGCGTTTCTCATTTGCCAGGACAAAGGAAGTTAATACCGGTTTAGCTGTAGACTATACCAATGAGGCTTTTATCTCTGAGGAGTTCCCTAGAGCACATGATAGCGTCACAGCACTGTCGCGGTATGTTGCAGCAGGAGAGGACTTCTCTCTTTACCTCTTTATTGGTGTACCAGTGATGTATTCCGAAA